CTACTTCACGATGGATAAGGTCATGGAGACCAAGTTGCAGTTCACCAAGCTGCTCTCTGGCCTGACCTCCGACCGCACCGTCGTACAGGATGGCAAGTGCGTGGGCTACCCCATGACCATCAGCGGTCACATCAACGGCCACCTGAAGGGCGACGGCACCTACGAGCGCGAGGCTGGTGTTCACTACATCGGTATCGGCCACTACCGCTACCTGGCCTTCGAGCAGCACGGTGAGGTCCGTCTGACGGTTGACTCTCAGAGTGCCGCTGTCAGCGCACGCAACTCCACCGTCGTGACCCTGAACATGGAGCTCTCTCTCACCGAGTTGTCTAAGCTCGTCAACGGCGGCGACAACAACAACCCGCACAAGCCCCAGGCATTTAAGCTGCTGAAGGTTGTTGCTCCTGCTTCTACAAGCGACATCTAAACTCTCTCGACTCGACTTCTGGGATTAGTTCCTCTGACGGTCGCCCTCGATGCAGCAGCAAAGACCGTGCGGCCGTCAGTTCCCCAGAGGGAGAGATTACTGAAAGAAATGTATAACAAGTCACACGAGATACAATGAGTCTTGCTACAGATAGCATCTTCGTAACGGCCCTGCAGTCTAACGCTGACCTGCTGGAGAAGCTGACGAAATCCATCGACGATGACGGCACCACTGTCATTGACGAGACTCCGCGACTCTACGGCACCGCCATCGGACTGCCGGATGAAGACGCTGACAACGTGCCCGTTCCTTACGTAATTGTCACCTTTGACGGTCTGACAAACGATCAGGGCAGCAAGGACGACCGCTACGAGTCGGACTATGACACGGTGAACATCGGTATGGAGGTGACGGCCAAGACGCTCGACGATTTGCACGAACTGACGCAGATGGTGCGCGACACCATCCTCAGCTATCTCCGCACAACGGACACCGCCATTCAGGACTATCAGTTCGCGGCCCAGCAGATTCAGTACGACTCGCTGAAACCTTGCTACTGGCAAGTGCTCACGTATCAATGTGACACAGTAAATACTAACGACGATGAGCAAGAAGAATGAAACCGTGCTCGACGGTTCATCCGTCGAATCCCCTAAAGGAAACAAGCAGCCCAGCGTCTATGACGATCTGCTGAAGAACGGCACCGCCATCCTCGAAGCACCCACCCGTGAGGCTTTGGCCGAACTGGTTGACAACATCCCAGCCGATTGCAAGTATTGCGTTGGTGCAGTTGGGCGCAAGGGTGACGGCAGTGCCTACACTATTCGAGTTGACATCGCGAAATAAACTCTAAAACGATTTACGATTATGAGACTAAAAGGTCAAAACTTTCGCATATTGGTGTATGACACCACCGCGACCAAGTTCAAGTGCATAGGAATGTCGACCTCGTGTACGGTGAACCTGACGGCGAATACGGAATCGAGCGAAACTAAAGACGACGTTGGTGGCAGTGCAAAGCCAGAGGTGACCAGCAACGCATGGTCTGTCAGTGTTGAGTCGCTGAATGTGGTTGATGCCGGTGCTATGCTCACCGCCATCAAGTCGATGACTCCGTTCACGCTGATGTGGGACGAGACCAGCACCACCGACAACCAGAGCATCGAGGAGGCAAGCTACGCCCGCAAAGGTCAGGCGTTCCTCAATGATCTGACGCTGCAATTTGATGACAGGACTAACTCGGCTAAGTCGCTCCAATTCCAAGGTACATCCGCATTGGAGAAGCTGACGACCACGCCCAGCACCGACACCATCGCTGCTGGCAGCTACACCAAGGGCCAGTTTGTGCGCCTGTTCCTCAGCGACAGCAGCAATCCTGCCCTCGTTGTGGCCGGTGCCAAGACGCTCTCGCTGCACGTCAGCCTGAGCCTCGAATCAGCGACGTCCAAGGATACTCCAGGAACATTCGACGTACAAGAACCCACTGGCTACACCTATGACATCAGCAGCAATGCTCTTGTGGCTTCTAACGAGACCATCACGTCAAGCGTGGACGGTCAGACGCTCTCTTCACTCATGGACTACTACGAGGCAAGCGACCTGCTCTATTGGCAGATTGCCAACGTATCTGGTGCCAACCAGCGCACAAAGGGCAGCGTCATCGCCAGCGGTCAGGCTCGCATCACCTCACTCGCTATCAATGCAGCCAACCGCCAAGTTGCTACCTATGACACCCAGCTGTCAGGCTATGGCGACCTCACGGTAGGCGCATAAACCCTATCAAGGCCGCCCGCCTGCCTGACTCTTCTTTTCATAGGCCAGCAGCGCGGGCGGTTTTTCTTGCATTTCAGTCGCATTTTTTGCGGCTTTTCACGAACTAAACCCAGAAGAATATGAACCCAGAGAGAACTATCCAACTGACACGCATGAATGCCGACGGCCAGGAAGAGGTCGTTGATGTCTTCATGCGTTACTGTGTCCGCACAGAAGTGATGTTTGGCGAATTGACCAATCACGAAAAGGACATCACCGTATTCAATCCCCAGCCTATTACCGACGAGCAAGGCAATACCACTTTCGGCATGCCTAAGGCTACCGACGATGACTTCGTGAAGCTGTCGCTGTCGGCCATCATCGCTGCTTACGAAGCACGCGGCGAGGATGCACCTATCACAGTGAAAGACTTATATTTCCACTGCACCCGTGAGCAGACGCAGGAAATGGCAAAGACCATTCTGCTGCTGCGCGTTGACTGGCTGAACATTCCGAAGCCCGTTGAAGACAAACTGAAAGCAGCCAACAAGGAGAAAGGAAAGAAAAGAAAAAACGTGAATCCGCCTACGACTGGTATCAGTTAGTCGTGGGCGAAATAGGCTACAACCGCCACGAGTTTCTGTACGATCTGCGGCTGTGGGAGATTCATCTCATCGTCATTGGCTACCGTAAGCGCGACCGGCTGAAACATCAACTCATAGCTGAATGTGCCTACGCTGCTATCTATGCGATGCGAGACCCAAAGGGCAAGACCGTCCGCGACATGTTCCCGCAGATATTTGAGGATGACGACATCGACGATGAGCCACCCATCACAGAAGACGAAGCAGCCGACCTTCAGGCACTCATGGCCAGCATGAACCATCAAGGCGAGACCCAACCATAGGGCCTCGTTTTTTGTTTCTTACATCTTCCATCATACATCTTCCATCTTACATCATACATCTGAATGGTAAACCCACACGGCGTTTTTGCCCGAACCATAAAGGATAAAAATAAAAGATATATGAAATGGTTGACATTGGAATGGATCAAGAAGCATTCGCGCATCGACTTCGATTGCGAGGATGACTTGCTGGAGCTCTACGGAGAAGCGGCTGAGGATGCCGTGCTGAATATCATAAACCGCAGTTATACGGAAGTTGTAGATCACTACGGCGAGGTGCCAAAGGGGCTCTATGTGGCCGCGCTGATGCAGGTAGAGGCGAGCTATGACCACCGCTCTACGGTATCTCCACAGCAACTCTACAACGTGCCTGGCTTTAGTTTACATGTGAAGCCCTATATCAAGTTGAGCAATAACGAAAATTCAAATAATACAGGATATGGCTGCAAAAAACTATAAGGATATTCAGTACAAGAGCGATTTTTTGATTACGCTCTCGTGCGATGCGGGATGGGAAACGCCATTCTGCATCAAGTTCTGGACTGACCTGCCGGGCAATGGCTACTTCGTGGGCATGACGGATGGGACATATACCCGCTGTAAGGTGAGCGACACCGACCCGACGAAGCTCACGGTGCTCTTTGATGACCACAGCTTAGGCTGCGGCAACCTGATGATGCAGATGGCGTATCATGTGACGGAGGTCGACTTCCCCGGTGTCATCATCGACCAGGTGCAGAACCAGCAGGCGGTGACCGCCGAGATTGACGGCACGACGTATCAGGTGCGGCTGGCCTTTGAGGGTGAGGATGACCCAGAGATACAGTATGAGCTTCCTGCCTACTACAACGAGGCTCAGCGCATAGCCAATGAAGAGCAGCGAATAGCGAACGAGGCGCAACGCATAGCAGATGAACAGGCGAGGATCGCCGCCGAACAGACACGTCAGCAGCAGGAACAGCAGCGGATCAACCAAGAACAGACGCGGCAACAGAATGAGCAGCAACGCATCAATCAGGAAGCCGCTCGTGTGGATGAATATGCCGAACTGAAAGCGAACGCTGTAGCCGCTACGACTGCGGCCAACGATGCAGCGGCTTTGGCTAACGCGAAGGCACAGTTGGCGCAGGATAAAGCCGCCCTCGCACAAGAGGCTGCTACGCTGGCGAACCAAAAGGCGCAGTTGGCTACCGATGCCGCACAACTGGCAACGGACAAAGCGACTCTCGCAAACTCCGCTGCCCAGCTCGCCACAGACAAAGCAGCCCTGGCACAGCAGAAAGCGGAGTATGCCAACAGCCAGGGCGACTATGCCAAGACACAAGGTGACTATGCGAAAGACCAAATCGACGGCGCGAAGGGCGATTTCCCGTCGCTGGATGCCCGCTTCGACCACGTGGATGAGATTAGCATGTACTTCCATGATGAGCCGACACCTGCCGACCCCGACCTGATAGATGAATATGATGCGTGCTTGCAACGTGCGTACCAGGCCATTACCGACCTGCTGGTCGTAACCGGTCAGGCTACCGAGGCGGCTACGCAAGCGCGTCAAGCGGCAGCACAGGCACTCTTGGCCATTGACCAGACTATGAATGCCAAGCGGGATGCGGAACAGGCGGCAGCTCTTGCCAACGACAAGGCGCGTGAGGCCGGAGAGCAGGCAGTGAACGCTCAGCAGAAGGGAGACTATGCACTGGCACAGGGTTCGATGGCCGGAACTAATGCGCAGATGGCCGAGACAAACGGACTGTACGCCAAGGAGCAGGGCGACTACGCCAAGGAGCAGGGCGACAGGTTGGAGATAGCAGGAGTATTCTTCGAGGAAGCACCTCTGACGGAATAATGTATAACCAATAAAACTATATAACGATGAGCAACAGACAAGGCAATCTGAAAGATTTTCAGGGAAACAAGATAGTTCCCAACACCTCAAGCGTAGCCGTGCTGGACGAAGCTAAGAATCAGGCACTCAGTCAGACACTGGTTAACACGCCCGATAAGGATGCGCTGGGTTATCCGGCATTCTCCACCGTGCTGCCATACGCAACTGGTGATATTGTGTATTACGCCAATAAGCTGTGGAAGTTCACCGCCGACAAGACCGCCGGTGACTGGGATGCCACGAAGGTAGAACAGACCTCCGTCAAAGACAATGCGGTGTCTCAGGAGCTGGAGGGCAGGGTACTGTTCATGGAGAAGAGCTTCGGCAAGTATGACGGACAGCGCGAAATCACACTCCAGCAGGCTAAGAGTGGCAAGTATGTCAACGTGAACGGTGGCGAAACCAGTGCCAGTGGGTACGGCATCAGCACACCCGTGGCACTTAATGCCGGTGACATCCTGCTTGTGCCGAGTGCGCAGGCCGTTCCTGCCGACGTTAGCGTTATTGCTCGATTGGTTGACCGCACCTATCAGAAGGTGATTGCCTACATCTACACCTACCGCGAGGACTATCCCGAACTGCCTGCAACGGCAACGGCTGACTATGACACTACGCTGGTCTATACTGCCGTATATGATGAGAGCGGCGACACACCGGTACTGACAGGATGGACGCGGAATGGCGAGACTTACACCACGCTGCCTGCCACCCGTGAAGTAAATGAGCAGTTCTACGAGCCGCTGATGAAGCAGGCCGTCGCAGCCATGCCGTCAACGGGTTACTACATCTATCTCTGCCCGACGGCTATGACGGTGGTCGTATCTGGACTGACGGCAACCGTGGACGGTGGCACTGCGCTGGTAGTCGGCTGGGGCATCTTCAAGAACATCACCACCAACTTCGTCGGTGCTCCTGGTCAGAGCGTACTGGCACAGGCTTTCGCCGTACTGTTCGCTGCTATCGATGGACTGAAAGCACAGCTGGAGAACCTTGGCGAGACCAAGGCGGTAAGTATCGATTTCGAAAACTCTCCGAAGTTGTGTGGGCAGGATATGTATCTCACAGGCGATGGTGCGCCAGCCTCTCCAAACGTTCCCACAATGATAGGACAGGAGTATCTGGATGTAACCAACAAGAAGTGCTACAAAGCATTCAGTGTGACAGGTGCCATCAGCGACTGGGTTTTGTTGAACTAAAATAAAGAAAGGATAAAGTTATGGCTATTAAATCATACAACAGTAAGGCTGACTATCAGGCAGCCGTAAAGCCCACCACCGAGAGTCAGGTGAGCATGATTGAGACAACTCGCGAGATCATCGTGGACGGTGTGAATGTGGTCACTGCACAGCCTACCGTTGGCGACGTGGTATTCCTCGACGACCAGAATAAGGTTATCTATGTGAAGGGTGGCGCGTGGATTCAGAAGGCGAACATCCCCGCCGCATGGACGCATGTCGGTTACGTTTATTTCCGCAAGGGCAAGCAAGTAGGTATTATCCATAAGGATGGTGCCGACCAGAATTGGCTCGACGTGAGTCAGTTTGCGTGGACGGATGCAGTATTGGATGGTGCTGAGCACTCGAAGACCATTGGTCTGCGCTTCGGCATACCAAACTGGGACACCACCACCAGCATTACCTTCACCTATACCGCCACGACGCTGGCCGAGGCTGCTGCCGCCTGCACCGCCGCTATCGAGGCGAAGCTGACAGAACTTGGCGCTTCGCAGGCCACCATCGATCAGTGGTGGGCGTATGCTGACGATGCGAACAACCGCGTCATTGTGCAGCGAGATAGTTGCACCGACTATCGTTTCTATAACTGTTCAGGGCTGACGCACATCACCTGGGGTGATATGCCAGCCAACAGCAACAGCGGATTCCGTGTAAACATGCGCCAAGGTGGAGAAAAAATCATGAATGATGCTCGCGGAGCTGCTTATTATGGCACCAATGGCCGCACACCGACTGCCGACGTTCCATTGAACTCCAATTCGGGTATTGTCAAGAAGTCGGAATTCGACTCATCCCCTTACTGCCAACTGCTTCGCGACACCTACGGTACGTACAAGGAATATATTCATCAAGAATATCGTGTGGCCGATCCTCAGAAACTCGGTGTATTCTCGTTGCCGAGTGGTAAGGAGTTGACCGCTAAATACGGACCTATGACAGCCCCAACCAAGGCAGGCAGTACGAAGTATAAGTTCCCCGCACTGCGGTACGGCTACAACAAGTCGTTCGGTGTCGGCGGTCTTGATTTTGGCGATTGGTATCTACCAGGCGTCGCCGAAGGCACGATGCTATTGCGCGACGAAACGCTCGCAGCTCTCTCGCCAAGCATCAGCAAAATGGGTACCACCGCCATCAATAACTCCACGCACCGTTGGTTCGCTCAGAGGTATTACGTCAGCAACGCTTGGATCTTCTACGGCTACTACGGCTCTCTCGCCAACAGCGGCGTCGACTACACGCATCGTTGTCAGGCGGTCGCGCTTTTAGAAATTGATTAAAAATTAAATGCTCCCGTGCCGTCGCGGTAGCGCGGCACGGGGCTTACTCTTATGGGAAAGATTTACACCGATTACGACGAATATCTGCAAGACGCTTACGAAGAGCAGTCGTACAGATACGTGAAGATAGACAATGAACGAGCACAAGAAACCTCGCGGTCACAAGGCACACAATGATAAGGACTCGATTCTGGCAGATGCCAAGAATCTTCTTTATATTTTATATCCCGCCATTCAGCGCATGCCAAAGATAGAACGTATCGAAGGTGCGCCGGTAGAGATGAAGCGGGCGGTGCAGAATATCATCCGTCATTTCGTTATCGCCAAGGAGTACCAGGAGGTAAGGCAAGAACATATCCGCGAGATGTTCGGTGAGTTCGGTGTCTTGCTGGCGAATTTTGAGCTCTGTATTGTGCAAGGGTTGCTGACCGATAGCGACAAACTGCGTATCGCCGTGCAGTTGGAACGCATAGAGGAAGGTGTAAGAAAATGGAGAAATGCGAGCCGGTCGCTTAAACGTCAGGAGCAGTCGCAGGTCGACCAATAGGCAAGAGGTGACTGTCAGATATGAATAGGGTAAAAGGGAGTCCGGCTATCATTCTTGCTTAGGCAAGCGTCTTGGCGCACCAAGCCGAGCGTATAGCAGCATCAGATGCGACTCCGACCAGCACGAACCGTTGGTTCGCTCAGAGGTATAACGTCAACAACGCTTGGATCTTCAACGGCAACAACGGCAATCTCAACAACAACAACGTCAACAACACGAATCGTTGTCAGGCGGTCGCGATTTTACCGATATTTAGCTTTTACTTTAATGACTGAAGTTTTGTTCTTCGCGCTGTTGCTCAGCGTGATGTTTTCCACCCGGAAAAACAAGCGTTATGGGCGTGATTCGATGGCCTTCGAGATGAACTGGCCACCGCTGCTCGTTCGCTTGATACGCGAGCTCAATGCAAGGACATTCCGCATACTCCACAATTACACCTTCCTTGTTTCTATACCAAAGTGGCGCGAGATATTCGCCACCGAGTTCGCCGGTCGTATCATTGACCATATCCTTTGCGATATACTGAAGCCTTGGATTGAACGCATACTGCACCCGCGAACCTTTAACAATCGCGAGGGTATGGGTTCGCAGGCAGCCATCAACCAGGTGATAGAAGACATCTGCGAGGTAAGCAACGGCTACACAGAAACGGCATGGATCATCAAGTGGGATTTGGCTGGTTTCTTCCCGAATGCTAACTGCGACTATATGGAATCCTGCTTCATTCGTGTGATAGACCGCTTCCATGATGAGATAGCCGACAAGTATGGAGTCTTCATGCCACCGTTTCTGAAATGGCTCGCCATGATGGCCATTCATTGCTGCCCTGCAAAGCACTATGAGCGGCGCACACCCAAGTATCTTTGGGACGCGCACATCAAACCCGAAAAGTCCATACTGAACAAACCTGACGGACAAGGCGTGCCCATCGGTCGTATGTCATCGCAGACGGGCATGGGATTGTATATCAACGAAGAAGTCGTCTGGCTCAACGAAGACTGCGGCATCCGCACTACGGTATTCATGGACGACGGTGTGATGGTAGTACCCGACAGACTGAAACCTTATGCGCTTAGTCTGCTGCCCGAGTTCCGTAGGCGATTGGCTGCAAAGGGCGTGAAGATGAACGACAAGAAATTCTACTGTCAGCAACACTGGAAAGGGCTTGAATTCCTCGGCTCACACATCCATCCTTGGAGCGTAATATTGAACGATGGAACGTGGGCGCGATGTTTAGCAAGGATAGAAGAATACAATAAACTGCCAACGGTCGAGAAATACCAAGAACTCGACCGTTTTATTTCGACAGTAAATTCATACACGGGGCTACTGAAAAACCGTACAAGCTACAAGCGCATTATGACGTTAAAAGAAACCATTGTCGATGATTGGTGGCAGTGGCTCGACTGGGACATCCGCCGTCAATGCGTCGTCAGTAAACCCCAGTACACATTTCGCCAGAGATTATGTAAGAAGTATCATTTAAAATTGAAACGGATATGAAACAATCAGAAATCAACGAAGCTATCAACACCCAGCAGAGTATCATCCTCGACCGCGAGGCGCGACTGACCGCCACAGATTACATTGCCGCCAAGATTGCGGAAGGTAAGGCCACCAAGACGGAATATGCCGACAAGATAGCCGAGCGTCAGCAGTGGCGAGACGACATCAACGCTGCTAACGCTGAAATCGAGCGACTGAAGGCTATCGAGCCGGAGCCAGGCGAGCCGACTATGCCTGAAGGCGGAGAATAAAAATAGGGAGCCCCATTCGCGAGGCTCCTTATTTTTACCAGGTTCCTTGGTAGCTATCTTCCCACTCTCCGTTAAGCGATAGCGACATGCTACCGCCAGCACTAAAAAGCGGCCCCGAATAGTCACTCACACGGTTGGCTTTGAAGGGTGCCGCCGCGATGGTGGCAGAGCCCAGCACTGCATCCGTGGCCGTGCGGCTGCTGATTACTACATCGGTATTCCATTCTTCAGCCGTGGAGAAGCCGAACAGCGAGGCTTGTATGCCAGTCTGCCCCTTGCTGGCATCAGGGATGGTGATGATGGTTGCGGCATCTGTCTGTGCGCTTGCAGGCTGTCCAGTCAGATAGTCAATGCCATAGTACCAGGTATGTGGCACGATGGAGATGCTGTTGGCTGTGGCAGGCACCTCATCGGTAAAGGTGAGGCGGAGCTTGGTAACTACGCGGTCAAGTGTGACAGCCCTGTTGCCGTTGCTGGTGGCCACTACGCTGACATCATATCGCTTCCAGAACGTGTCCCTCACACTACCGAAGGTGATGGTATGTGCATCCGTATCAAGCACAGGATCTACACCACGACTGGCAATGAAGTACACCTGATGCACACCGTATGCCAGATTCATAACGGGCTTACCGAAGTCTTCAGCGGTATTGTCGCTCTGGTGCACTTGTTGCACGAGCGCACCGTCCATATAGTCCAGCACCCACACGTCCGTCATATCCTTACCGTCGGCAGCAAGATAGCCGCGAGTCACAGGTTTCCATTCATCGCTAAAGTCACCCTTCATCGTAAACGTGAACTTCTTCGTCTTCACCGCGTCCGCAGCCACGACTCCCGATGCTTCTCCATCGGGTTTCTCGCTCATGATTTCCTTCTCACATGCGGTCAATATCAGCCCGACCGCCAGGGCCATAATGAATAACTTTTTCATAGGTTGTAATAGTATTTAATGAATAAAAAAAAATGGGTCTCTCGACTGTTGTCTGGCTGCTCAATCCTGACGCGGTACAAATCTATACCAATATGCCGAGAGACCCACGAAGGGCCGCTGGTATAGATTGTAGCCGCGAAGGATTGAGCGGTGCAAAAGTAATAACTTTTCTTTACACCGCCAAACGTTTTCAGGAAAAAGTAAACCTATACCACGTTTTTAGGCAAAGGTATATGGCACTTGTAATCGACGATACACTCATCAGCAACGTGGCGGACAACCTCCAAGCCGCTATGACCACCGACCCCAAAATGAGGAAGGCGGTGCAGCAGCATATCCGTGAGGAACTATGGAAGGCACGTAAAGAGATGATAGATTCTGCCAACTTTGCAAATGGAGACCCCCGTCAGTCGTTACGTGCCATTCGTAACTCCGTTTACGACAAGATACTGGGTGGACAAATCAACATCAAGAAAGCCAAATCAGAACATGGAGGCGGCAACAGTTACACGCCACCGCGCAAACTGACACCGGGACAACGTGGCGGCAACCGACGACCAAGAAGCGAAAGAACGGAACAGATAAACAGAGGCTCACCACTTGACAGAGGATGGATTCTAAATATACTGAACAAGGGAACCAAGACCCGCGTCATCGGATTCCGCAACACAGTGAAGGGCAACCGCACAAGATATGAAAATCGTGTGTACCGCATAAACAGAGGTGACAAGGCACGAACAGGCAACCGTGGTTCAATAGCACCCCGCAACTGGTTTATGCCAGCAGCAGAAAAAGCACTCCAAATGGCTATGCAGAGAATATCAGAAATGATAGAAATAGAGGCAGCAGCCATCGCCCGTGGCGAGACATAAAAAATTCAACCCGTTGACTTTCGCAATTCAACCTGTTGAATCTGACAGCTCAACCTATTGAATGTATTTTTTAACCAAAATAAAAAGAAATGGCAAAACTGACATTAAAGGTCAAGAAGATTGCATTTAAGAATCCTCAGACCAAGAAGGCGGGATTTGTGGCCCGCGTAGTGACTAACGGAACCGAGACGTTCGACGACATCTGCGAGATTGCAGGCATGAACACCACCTACGCCCAGGAGGAAATCGTGGCCTGTGCCGGACTGATGCTCAAAGCCGCAGCCCGACAGCTGAAGAACGGCAAGATCATCGACCTCGGACCTTTGGGAAAACTTTATCCCAGTGTATCGGGCAAATGGGTGGAGAAGGAGGACGACCTCACGCTGACCGACCTCACACCTCACACCAACTATCGCCCCTCTCAGGAAGTGAGCGAGGCCATCAAGGGCGCAACACTTGGATGGGCTACCGCCAAGGATGAAGGCGAGACAGAACCCGCCGACGATAACGCCAACACAGGCGGCGAAGGCGGCGGTGGTACACAGGGTGGAGAATTGGAAGGATAAAGTAAACCCCTGACAGTATTTTGCCCGATTAGTAAGACCCACTAATCGGGCATTATTGTATCTATATGGCAGATAATATACTTCGCTTGCGCGTCGATTCACAAGAGTATGATGCAAAACTAAAGAAAGCCGCCGAGGGCATCCGTCACTTGGCAGAGGTGGCACACACAGGCGGTGGCGAACTGACGGGACTGGAGAAAGCCGAACTGGACTACATCAAGTCACTCGGAACGATGGAAACCAAGTCGCGTACAGCAGCCGGCAGTGTGCGTGAGTTGGAGAACACCTTCAAGGAACTGACCGTCGTCTACAACCAGCTGAATGATGTCGAAAAACAGGACGAGGGCGGCAAGGCTCTCGCAGCATCGCTCGACCAACTGAAACAGCGTGCACAGGCAGCCCGTGCAGAGCTCGACAACGCCAGCAAGGCACTTGGCGAACAGAAGGATGCCGGTCAGCAGACGGGCGGCATGCTCGAAGGGTTGGCTGGCAAGTTCGGACTGAGCATCACCAAAGTCATGGGCTTTGGTACCGCACTATCCGCCGGCAAGGTGGCTCTCGACGTGGCAAAGGATGCCTTCATGTCGTCAGAAACCAACGTGGACGATTGGGGGCGCACAGTACGCTCAGCAGAAGGCATCTATCAATCATTCGTGCAGTCACTGAATACGGGTGACTTCACTGGTTTCTTGAGCAACATTGGGCGAGTAACACAAGCAGCGCAAGAAGCATACAACGCACTGGATGAGTTGGGCACCCGCATGACCATCATCAATCCCGAACGTGCAAGGCTACAAGCCAGACAGCAGGAACTTCGTGCCGACATCCGTCGCAACGGTGCTGATTCTGAAGTTGGCAAAGCTGCATTGGCTGAACTGAAAAAGATAGAGCCGCTGCTATCGAAATCGTTCAAGACGGAATCTCAGATGAATTACACCGCATTTGAGAAGCTGGTACGCGAACGACTGGCCGAAGGCGGCATCAATCTCAATCAGAAGAGCTTCCAGCAGTTCATGAAGACCTTCAGCAGCGATACGGCCTTCCAGAACTTACGCAAGAATGCACGCGGTTCTGTGACAACCGAAATGACGGGCAACGCTTATAACCCCAATGCTGCCATGACGCGTCGCACCGTTGACACCCGCAACATTGAACAGAAGCTACTCGACCTGTTTACTGACGAGTGGCGGCAAGCCAACAGCGGCTACCTGACGGCATCATTCTCTGCACAAGGTGCTGCTGCCAGCAACGCCCTCGGAAACGCCCGCTACATGCGAGCCGGTTCTGGTGGCGGCAATGGTGGCAAATCTGGCACTACTGACAGTGAGAAGGAACTGACCATTCAGCAGCAGATTGCTAAGCTCGAAGAGGAAGCATATACCGCCACCGACGAGCGTCGCACAGCCATAGCCAAGCAGGTGCAGGAACTCGACCAGGAACTGGAGCGGCAGAAGGCCATCCGAGACCAGGTACACGGAATCGTGAAGGAAACGAAGGCGCAGCCGGTGGGAATGACCTTCACTGCGGCACAGCTGGAGGGTATGTCGTTCGACAACCAGATGCCGACCATTCGCGGCAATAATGGTAGGGCACAAGACAAGCTCGACCTCGCCACCGCCGCATTCGCAACAGGTGGAATCAGCAACATAGACTTCAGCACCTACATCAGCGGCATCAAGAATGCACTGAGCAATGCCAACCTTGGCGACGAGCTCTACAACAACATGACGGAGAAGCTGAAGGACGCGACCACCGTCAGCACGCTGTTGCAGGAGATGATGGAGCGTGGACTGGCTGGTGCCGACCTCGAAACCACCGCACAGGCTCTGAAGGAGAAGCTGCTGTCGCCGGAGGGCATCGACCAGACGGCCATCCAGTCGTTCCTCGAAGAGTTGAACAAGCAGATAGAGGAAGCGGGCGGCGTAGGACTGAAGCTGAACGCAGACACCGGAGAGGTGACAGACGACAAGGGCAAGGGCAACGACGATGGCGAAGATCCAAAGAAATTCAACGAGGGCATCGGCAAGTTGACGGGCGGACTGTCGCAGGTGACTGGTGGACTGAAGGCCGTAGGCGTAGAAATACCAAAGGAGGTCGACCAAGTGATTGGCGTCATCAATGGTGTCAGCCAGATAATATCCGGTGTGGGCACCATTATCAGCATTTTCGGCACAACGGCTATCACGGCCAATACCACGGCGGTCGGACTGAACACCGCAGCCATAGGTGGACTGATAGCAGCACTTGAATTTAACAGCGCAACAAACTTTTTCGGGCTTGCTAATGGCGGCATCGTTCCTGCCTTTGCGCAGGGCGGACTGATAGGCCGTGCTGCTGGCGGTATGATGATACCAGGCAACTCGATGAGTGGCGACCGTCTGCGTCTGCCCGTTGACGGTGGTCGTGGAATGATAGGTGTCAACAGCGGCGAGCTCATTCTGAACCGCGCACAGCAGGGCAACCTCGCCGCCCAACTCGAAGGAGGTAGCGGACTGGGGAACCTAAAACTGGAAGCACGCGTAGATACAGAGGAAATAGTGTTCTCTATTAATCAGCTTCTGGGTAGAACAAGTAATTCAGAAATGGCTAAATCAAGGAATTAGTATGACACAGAAATGGAATTGTACTTTCAAGAGCTTTAATGGTACGACATGCGAAATACGCATATACACCAACGAGGCATACAGCGGCACACCAATCGCCCTGACTGGTACGCAAGACCCCGTGAAACTGGAGGAAACAAACGATGTTGACGTATCGAAACCCGTCAGGTATTTCACGGGTTATATGTCGTTTGTTGAGAGTTATCATGGGGAACTCGACGAACTCCAGACGTACAACAGCACCGCACGATATGTGGAAATATACTACGGGAGCGTGTTGTTTTTCAAAGGTTTCATATCAAACAACCTTCAGAAAAAGGACATATCAGACTATCCTGTTGTCAGGAAATTCCAGATCGTATCAATACTCTCGTTGGACGAAATATTGTACGACACTTTCCTGCCATCGCAGCCGTTGCCGATATTTCTGACGATGGAGAGTATCTTTATCAATGTTCTCAGCATCACGCAAAGGTATATGGCTACACCATACACCAGCATCATCATGCCACGAAAAATAAGCGGATACATATCGCCATACGTTCTGAGTCCTTATAATGAGGATTTCCACCATTACAGCTACATCGAGGAAGATTACTATACTCCCCTTTCTGTCGTTGAAATACTCGAACAACTCAGTATATACATGGGATGCGTGCTGCATGAAGTGAACAATGTATTGATATTCCAAAGCGCGAACTACACGGAGCAATATTATATCTACAGCACTACGCTTACCCATGAAGGACGGCTCCAGCAGCCCACGCAGACAACGTTTAAGGGTAACGACGTGATGAATCTGCTGAGCGGCATATCCTACAGCTCTGACAGAATTTCTGAAAAAACATCACTTCCAATCAAGAAGATAACGCATGACTATAAGTTCTATGAATATGAGCAGGAGCCAGCCACGGATTTTCTACTGACTGCCGACCCAGTGAACCTAATACCGTTAAGGTTCTATGACAATACACCTGCGCAATGGATAACGCCGGACGTCAACACGTCGAGGGCTTACACATACGACTCTGTAACATTTTGGGAGGACCATGCCGTGTCTCTATCTATGCAGCCTGGTTATACTTTCCACATCGACCTCGAATGGGAGAATGACAACATAACACAATATGTGGGGGTATTAATCACCCTTGCCGACTATGCTTATTACACCCAAAACGGATGGTCGTACACTGCCGATCCGCTTATCTATAACCTTTCAAATCCGAACTACAAGGATGGTGCAAGAATAAGAGTCGATATGAAACCTCTGATCGCCATGCTCAGCAGGCAAGTCCTTGAATCTATAAAAATTAAAATTATTTTCCTGCGGTACAATACATCGCCACTGCCCGTTAAATTCAAAATAAGCAGCACTGTAGAAATACAAAACAGCGATATAAAATATTTCCAAACGGTACCGTTTAACGAAGAAAAGTTCAACATCACAGAGGGTAAAAATATAAGCGTTGACCACTTGTTCTGTAATGCTCGCAATTTTTCTTATAGAGCATATAATGGAGAAACATACCTCACGGACGGAGCCCCGTTCATGTTTATGTCTGACGATGAATACATACTTCCGGACAGGAGGTATTGGAGCAAATCCAATATATTTAGAGAGTTTGACGGTAGAACCATCCTATCTATCAGCGAGATGTATATGAAGTTGCTTATGTTGAACACGGATAGTTATAGACTTTGTGCCCTTAGCTTCACTCCATCGCTCGACTCTTATCATTTCATGATCATGAAGTATAATGAGCAGCCAGCCGTGGGAGTATATACCGACCAAGCATGTACGCAACTCCTGGATAGACCATTACATTATGACGATACTTTGTACTTGAAACTATTCTTCGACTTGAAAGTCGATACGAATTACACATGGAAAGATGCGGACGAAAACATCATCCTTCAGTTGTCGCTGCGCTACGGCTCTTCTCAATATTTTGCATCTCTTGACAACTTCTATGGTTTCGAGGGAGAAGAAAAGCGTTCACCGGCATATACTGTCGTCGCGCTTACACCAAATGTATTTGAAATCACCATCCCACAAGAAGGAGAAGGAATAGTAGCAAAAAATGCTTTCCTGATGACGGAGTGTAATATTGAAAGTATATAAAAACAAATTTTTCAATTAATATGTTACAAGGAAAAAACCTAATGATACTGGTCGACGGCAGCGTAATAGCAGGCAGCAAGTCCTGCACGGTGGACGTTGATGCCGACAGCCTGAAGGTGGCCTCGCCGACCGACGGCGAATGGGAGCACGTGCTGCCAGGAAGGAAGTCGTGGAGCATCAGTACAAGCCACCTGATGCCAAGTGTACTCGGACCAAAGCCGCTCATCAGCGGCTACAGCCCGTCGTGGATTAACATCTCCGACCCCGTGCAGTTAAGGGCCGGTAGCCTGGTTCGGAGCTTCGCTGTTGACCGCGGACTGACCACTTTTGATATAGTGAAGACCACCAGCGGATATAACATAGAAAAGAAAAGAACCTACGACACCGGCTTTGACTCCGATGACGTCACAGCCATGATTAACGACATGGAAGTGACAACTCTTAATACCGTAGCCCGCGTTATCCTAAGCCATGACTACTGGTCGTTGCCTGCATCACTGGCAACGTCTATCAGTCAGACACTTCACGTTCCCAACGTCCCGGCCCTAACTGCCCGCCACGGCGCAATCTCAATCATCGGCGGTCTTCAGCAGACCACAAAGGGTATCTGCATCTTCGCCGACGGCCACGAGGGCGCGGCCCGTGCATCAGCATACCTGGAAGGCGATGTTGTTCAGACCATCGTGACCGTGCTGAAGAATGCCGTGGCCCGCGTAGGCCAGATGATGACCATCCGCGTACAGGTCGATGGCTATGGCGACGACTACCTGACAGGAACAGCCCTCTGCCGCTCGTTCTCCGTGCTTGGTACCAACGGAAACCTCCTGACCGGCTCGTTCAAGTTCCAGGGAAGCGGCCCGTTGATATAACCAGTATCTCCCCGTTCCGCCCCCGTCGCTTTAGCGGCGTGGTCCTCTTCGTTTGGTTCCCGTCGCTTCAGCGGCGGGACTTCTTTTTCAGCTTCCTCGCCACCATGTCGTAGTCATCGTGTACGTCCTGTGCAAGCACCTTTGCATACCGTTGGGTGGTCCTGATGCTCTTTTGCCCCAACATCTTGCCGACGCGCTCGATGGGTACGTCATTGCTCAGCATGAACGTGGCAAACGAGTGACGGGCCAAGTGCGAATGTAGCTTAATTTTGATACCTGCCATTTCTCCAATGGCCTTCAGCATGCGATTATATACGTGGTTCTCAATCTTCGGAGTCTGCCAGTCGTTACGCTCCAGAACCTCCACCACTGGCGGCAACAGCTGACTGATGTATGGCACGCCAGTCTTAATACGCTCGCCGGTATAGACCCACTTCCCCTTTGACTTCTTATACTGGCTGATATCAAACGCCTGAGTGTCGGAATATGACAGCCCCGTCCACATTTGGAAGACGAACAGGTCGCGGCAACGTGCTATCATGGAGTCGGCCATCAGCGTCAGATCCATGATGGTCGTCATTTCATCCTCAGTAAGATACTCCACGCTCTCCTTCACTCCTCGGTTAAACTGACCTTGCAACTTGTCATACGGATTTTTATCAAGGCGGTCAAAATTGCAGGCACGCTTCAATAGCGACTTCAAGTTCTTGTGGTAGTTCCAGATGGTGCTGTCACTCAAACCATTCACCAGTCTGCCGAAAGCCTTAGCACCTTCATCGTTGGCTTTTGGCTTCAGCTGATGCAGCCAGTAATCAAAGTTGACGATATTTTCCACCGTCATGTCCTGCCAACGTTTCATCTTGTTATACTCCGTCAACCTGAGCAGCAGCGTGTAATAGTGTTTTCTTGTTCCTTCCTTCACGTCCAACTTCGGTATTTGGCTTTCCACCCAATTAAGGAACGTAGGCTCATCGCTATGCACCTCTATCTGCTTCCATACCTGCCGACGGATAGCCTCAGTGTCAATTACACCATCACCATCTATCGCATCATTCACGCACGCGAGTACCTTACTATATATTATAGCGACGCGCTTGTTCAGTTCATCTGCACCAGGACAGTTGATAATCTGGCCAGCCACCAGCTCCGACTTGTGGCACTTAACACCCGTGCCGAAGTGGTAGTGTTTTCTATTGATGGTAATCCGCACCTCCACCTGACCCATTCCGCCAGGCTTCACGCGTCCTCTATGATCCCACACTATTGCATTCGTATATTTCATAGTTAATTGTTTATCTTATGCGTCATCAGAAGACGTTTTACCCTGTTTCCCCACCGAACCAATTCCATATCTCACCCAGTGTTGGTTGCTCATATTTAGACACATCAGGATTAGAACCGAAATCTTTTCGGGGATTGAACCCAGACCCAGCTTGGATCACGTCCGTAATCCTGCCGCGGTCACAAGCTCTTTTATCTTTTAACGTTTCCCCGCTATTTTTGCCGTGGGGTAACGTTTGGGGAAACATTACGCCTTCTAACGTCTTTTATTGTCCTTTATTGTCTTTTCTCATATCTCTCTATTTATAGCGGTTTTTCTACTATTTACGGCGGATGCAGCCATTTTCTGCTACATCCGCCGCACTCATCTTGTGATCCGGCGGGGATTACGGAAAAATAGGGCGAATTATTAGTATATACAAGCATTTTGCCGGTATTACTTGTTGCAAGTGGGGAAACAGTGGGCTTAAACATAGGGCTTCTATACATGTTTGTGTTGTATCTGGGGTTCGTCAGCTGCGCCAATAGCAAACGGGTAGCGTGACAGATCAGAATCAGCAGCAGCAGCCAGCTGACGCTCCAGTTCAGCAATGTGGGCTTCGCGGGATTTGATGATTTCTTCTTTATCGGCAATGGTGCGCTGTAGGTCAGCAATGCGCGCATCCTTTTCTGCTAAACGCTCTTCTATTTCGATTTCCTTTTTCTTCAGGTCATCAGACAGTCGATTGGTCAGTTGAACGTATGCCGCAATGGATGCGTTCATCTGACTGGATTCATCAATAGGTGACGATTTTTGTCTCTGCTTTTCTTGTTTTCTTTTTTCTATGACTTCACGATCTGGATTATTTGCATTCAGAATTTCATCGTCTGGGACATTGGCAATCAGCATGTAATCACTTTTGCCTAACATGTAATTGACGTTAAGCCTTCCTTCCGAAACACGTGCGAGTGCATTCATGGTATCAACAGAAACCTTTTTTGTACCATTATTGTACCGAGAAATCAACCCAGGTTCTATTCCGACCATCTTGCACAACTCTCCTTTGGTGGATGCGTAGTTTTCTTCCAACAGATAACTGAATGCCCGTAGGAATGGCTCATTCCACCTTTTCCTTTCTTCGATTTTCAGTTTTGAATCCATATTTGTACCGAAAAAGTCTTAAATAATATTAAATTTGGACCACTTTTATACCGAGTTTGTTTTATAGTTTGTATATTTGCACCCGTAAAGCAAGCAAGTAGGCAACGAGCACAAAATAGCCGTCAGACGTTTAGCCGTCTTTTCAGCAAAAGCGCACACGGCACTTTGCAAGACACTTTGGCGAGTGTATGGGTTGCAAATATACGAAAATATTGTGCTCGTTGTCCGAAAGCAAGCAAAATATTAAGATAAATTAAACAAATATGGTAAAGGACAAAGTAACTAAAAAGGACTTGATGAAGTTCAACGTGGGCGACCAGAAGGTGTTCACATTGCCAAACTTTGCGAAGGCTCGCAGTGCTCAGAGCTACGCCAACCAAATGAAGAAGGCGACGATGGGGACTAAGGACCAGAGAGAGTTTAGTGCTGTGATTGGTGATCCCGACCCAGAGACAGGACGCTGTGGTGTGACGATTACGAGAACGGCGTGATTGGTGTGATGAGAATTAATTAATAACGACATACATAAGCCATGATTAACTGGAAGGCATTGGAAGCCAAGATACTTGAAGTCATCAGAAGGGCGATGCGCACTTACAACGAGAAGTGGGTAACGGCTGAGGTATTGTGCCAGCATGTAGGTACACTGACTCCAAGGTTCTTGAAGGATCACGGGCAGATGTTCAACCGTACCCGAGTGGAGTGGGACGAGAAAGACAAGGACGGCAAATGGAGACATGTGGTATCGAGAGAGTGGCTCTACCCGCTAAACGAGATTCTGGAGATGGTAGAGAATGGAAAAATTAAAGAACTAAAATTGGATAAAGCCGCATAGCGGCATACGGAAGGTAAAGCCAGTAAATGGGCAACTGGTAAGTTGGAATAAGGAGATTAGGCGCACACCGGCGTATAGCGGTGTATCTCTGAAAAGCATCGGATGAGCGGCGGTTCGAATCCGCCACCTTCCACAAGATGAAAGGAGAAATGGTTCTTTGACTTCGTGGACACTGGTGAAGACCAGATAAAAAAATACATAAAGAGAGGGAGCAACCCAGGCGACGATGAGTACCGGAAGAGAAAGCGTTGGCCCCCATGAAGGCCGCAAGGCCGTGGCCGCGAGGCTGAGGACGGGAAGGGCTCCGACGGAGAAGGGACTACCGAGGCAGGACTAAAGACGTAAGCGGACAGGCTTTACAGATACGTCTATCCCACTAACGGCGCGGCAAGCCTCTCCAGGACAAACTGATACTAATGCGGCCACCATATCTGGTGCGTGTTCCAAGCCACTAACGCAGAGGGGTATAATTAACAACTTAAAAGATACGATTATGAAAGAACTGATTGACATTTTGACCAGCGAAGACAAGTCGTTCGATGGTCTGCCAATGTGGGTGTACATGTTTGCAATACCTGCGGGACTGGTGCTGATGTGTATGATTGGCGAAGCACTGTCATGATATACAGTAAAGGGACTCCAGGTGGTGGTGTGTGGCATTGTCCATTTTCTCCGGAATGGGTAGAACGGATGCGGCGAGTTGCCAAGCATTGTGAGTCGCTGAGTGCTGAGTATATTGCGAGGTGCATCAGTG